AAATACCCACAAAGTCTTGATCCGCTGCGTCAGGATTTATCACAATTTGAAGTCGATTAGCTAGTGCTTGAAAAGGTAAATAAGTAACCATCATCCGACCATAAAAGAATCCATTTCCATTAACCACAATCTTAACATGGCATTTAGCCTTAAAAAGATTGTAATTAGAGATTCTGTTTGCTACACGCTTGTTAGTTAATAACGCTGTCCAGGGGTCTAACACTTGGTTAAATGTTGAAGGTCCCCATTGCCAACTAGCGATTTTAATAGGTCTAGATAAAAAGTCTTTCAAATCTACGGGATCATTAGAGATACGATCTTCTGTATCAGTACTTCCAACTACAAGGGTTTGATCCTTATTAGCTTCGAGAAAACTCACGACTTGTTTGACAGAGGATTCAACCCCTGATTGTTTAACAAGTTGCACCCTATCCGGGGTGACTACCAGTTTAACGACCGACTGGCTTTGGTCTTCAGTTATATTTATATTAGTGTGTTGGGTCCATTCGGACCAATTTTGTATGCCAATATTAAAATCATGTACAAGCCTAAGCCACGGAGGTTGGCATTTCCACCACTGCTCGGTAACCAATGTACAATCATCGTTTACCTCCTTCCATTTCTCTACTATCTCGCTATAAGAAACATTTAAGACATTACAGAACCTCAACAAATCATGTTTACTAGCTATTATACGCAACTTTCGGCGTGAATCTTCATAAAACTGACGTCCATGAAATTTAGCTTCAAACAAGAAATTGTCTATACACTGACCTGTCAAAAATTCAAGTGATACTGTGCGCGGAGGTACATGGCACATTAAACACTTAAACATGCTTCTCTTTAGCAAGGGGGCCACTACTACCCCAAAATCCTTATTATATGTCATTTTCCTTTTAAGGAACTCAACATCATCTAATTTGTAAAACTTACGACGCGATGTAGTGTTCTTTTTCTCCATATCAGTGCCTCGAATACCTAGGGCATCCCAGGCTTTAAGTACCGCTGATACAGTAAAGAAATTCGCGTCGGGGTGAACATTTGCAATAGAATCATCTCCATAGACTCTGAGAGTGACAAGCTCAACAAATGTTCTGGGTCCATTATACATATAATAAAAAGCCATTCGATAATAAGTAGAATTAATGAGACAACCTAACATGGAAGTCAGAGGTGTACCTGACGGTAATAACCCTGACATACATACTAAATCTCCATGTACATCTATCAATGGAAATAACAACATATGCTTAAGTACAGCTAATCTATTTGTATATTTTCCATCTTTATTACATATCTCATTAAATGGCTTAAAGAATATATCAATGCACCCACTAAGCACTTCAAACATCACAGTTGCGTCCATATTAGCAAGATCTAAAGCTATCATTCTATTCTTTCCATGCTTAGTGATTTCCATCACAAACTTGGTCCAATCTGTAGAATGAGCATTAATTCCAACCACGATCTCTGTGTACTTAGTGTTCATACAAGCATATCTACACGTAGTTAATGCAACTCTGCGTAACACCAATTGTATAATAGTACTAGCCATAAAGAAAGATCTCAACTTGCCTACAGCGGCCTTATCTTCTTCAGTGGCTTGTAATTTAAGTTGCTGCACAACTATATCTGGTGTAATTATGCCTCTGTCCATTTGATCCTCATATTGTACTACTTCTTCCAGGACCCAAGGATCAAAAGCCCACGAACCATCAGTAGCTTGGGTAGCATATAAACTCTTACTACCTTGTTTTCCTCCTCCCATTGCTGTTGACATATTAACACTTCCTAGAAACTTCTTTCCAGCAACCCCATTAACCATCTCAAACTCATTTAGTACTCGTATCTGATTACGCCAATATACATTTTGTCTAAGAGGAGCCATGAACTGATCTTCTAAGTCTTGTTGTGCTACACGTAAAATATTCATGTCCTTAACAGTTGTTTTTTGTGAATATGCCCTTATTAACTGTCTTACTCCATGTCGTTTGTCGCCTCCAAATTTAAAAGGAGGTGCAACAAAGGAATAATCCACTTTAAATTCTGTCCTAACATCATCACATATAGGGGTATATACAACTTTATTATTGTATGAATATCTCTGAGTAGCAGAACCCAAAAGTTCTACTCCATCCAACCTATCGGTAGTATCAAGAAAAGGATTATGTCTATATATGTTAGGAGTATAATTGGGTAGTTTTTTGAAATCTAAACCACTCTGAAGTAACAAACCACTCGTAAAATGTTGTATTGATGCTTGTAAATCTTGTCTAAGCACACTGCAAGCAACACTAAGCCGAGTTGTTTCATCACCTCCTACATGTATTCCTAAAATACTAGACACTTTTCTGCTTTCA